ACAGTAGTTAATCCAAGGCCAGCTATAATTCCACCAAGTGTTCCTGTGTAAGTATAATCTGGAACAAAGGCTCCACTAAGTGCGAAGTCACCAGTATCTCTATAAGTAACACACTGAGCAAATAGCGCATCAACACTAACTGGAAAATATGAACTTGTAGTCCCAAGCTCAAAACTTAATATAAGTCCATATGATGTATCAAGGATATAATCAATTGGAAGAGATGTTATTACCCCAGTTTCACTATTAATAGTTGCTGTTGCAACTCCGCCAGGAAANTAAACCTGCGTAGCAACTGCATCTTGAAATGTATAACCTGCAGTTGCACCGACAGAACTACAAATTCCAACCTTATCAATATACCAGGTGTATGTACTATTATATCCAAGCGTTATAGTAAATTGCCCAGTACACCCAAGCAGTAATTCCGGAGGTATCCACACCCTATAAGTATAATTTGCACCAGACTTATAAGTAGTTAGATAACTATTATCATAAGGCCCAAATATGTCAAAAGACATAGCCTACTCCTTATGCACCATACTGGTAGGGGAAGGTCAGTTTAAAACTATCAATAGTGTAAGTGTTANCAGATACAATACTCGTGCTTGCCATGTTCAAATCAGCTCCGCTGGTACCCACACTTCCATCAATTCTTGGATGAGTTGTACTCAGTATACCAGCATCAGTTGCATTAGCATAGAACCTGAACCACCCTGCAGTTCCAGTTGCCACAGCAACACCTGACCAAACCTCATCATCGCACTTTTGAAGATACCCATCAGTCTCATCACCAAACTCAATACCATGAGCTTCAGCTCCTGCAACCCAGGCTCCAGAAGCAACAGTAAACTCACACAACAGCGTTCCACTATATGCTGTATCAGCAAGTGCTGGCTGACTTCCAGAATACAACCTCAAGATGCCATTCCTCATAACATCTTTCATGGAGCCACCATTAGCTGCGCAGAGGACAGTTCCTGCCAGAAATGTTTCAGCAGTATTTATAACCNCAGNCTCAAGCNTAATTCCTCATGACATCTTTCATAGAGCCACCATTAGCTGCGCAGAGGACAGTTCCTGCCAGAAATGTTTCAGCAGTATTTATAACCGCAGTCTCAAGCGTAATTGTTCCTGCAGCTACTGTATTAATTCTTGCCCCTGTAACAGCCGCATCATTAGGAGCAGTATTTGCTCCCTTAAGCTTTAAGACATCTCCTGCAACAAACCCAGCAGTTACAAATCCATTACCACTGTCAGTAATTGTATCCGCGCCTGCACCACCATCAACCAGAGCACAGGTAGCTCCAATAATTATAGCAGAGACAAGAGCTTCCTTTCCCATCATATCATTTCTTAATTTAGTACTCAGTCTAATAGTCATTTGTTTTCTCCTTATGGATTAAGTAATCCAATATAACTACCCTTATAAAAAAGACCAGCTCCAGTCAATGCTGGAGGAAACTTTTCAATCTTCTCCTCAGTCAAATTCTTAAAAGTCCCATCATATCCCCCATAGCAAACTCCCTGCTCAGCCATCCATAAAGCAGACAAGTCACCAAAGGAGACATCAATAATAAACTCCCCTCCCTGGAAAATCACCAGTTTTCCAAAGAACTTAACATCAGAATATTGTACTACAGGATAATTGGCAACCTTAATTTTGTAATATTCCTTAGGATCACCAATTCCCCTAAAGAAGTAAGTCGCAACCTCATCACTCACAAACAGCCCTTCTTTAACAGGCCTTATCATTCTTACCTGACTATTAAACTTAAAATAACAACCAGCCAAGTCAAAATAATTAAAGCCAAGGGGCTCACTATACCAGATGGTATCACCTTCAGCTACCCACATCCTTCCAGCATGAAATGCAACATCAGTTCCTACCGGAGGATCTGAATATTCCCTCTTAGTTCCTGGCCCATACTTCGTATCAGCCATCACCCAGGACATACTTACCTCATCAGCAACTCGCCCAGTCTGCACCCCATTACAATAGTAGACTTCATCATCCACTTGTGCATAGCGCATCCTTGCCCCAACCTGGACATTCCTAAGTGCCTTTGTGGTGTAATCTGTCCTAAGCAAAGTCAACGCATCTCCAGTCACATACAAACAAGCTCCACCATCGCAAAATACACTATGGCAGTCTGCACTCACCTGTGAGGTAAATCCCTTTCTCCTGCTCACCCTACCAGTATCATCTACATCTACATTATAGGCAACAGCAAGATCTTGCACCCCAGTCTCAGGATTATACCCCAGCCTAACTGGATCAACCTTTGTATTCAGCCCAGTAGTAGCACTCAGCAATTTAAAGACTTTGATCATTACTTATCCCAGATACTACTCTTCCAGTGTTTCCTATTCTTCCCTACCCATTCCCTCAGCTTAGTTATCCCAGAGTGCCTACTCCCCTCATCAAAGGATCTTCCAAAGTGAGCAGCAGTATTTACTTTAGTCCCCTCAAGACCATCCTCAATCTGGTCAAACATATAATAGGCAGCCCCATGAACAAACAAGCTTCTATGAAGGTGCGAGGGGAAATCACTTGGTACATCATCAGCATCAGCTAAATCTGTAGGATTTTGGTAGACCAAGAAGACAAGATCAGTTGCAACTACAGGAACATACTGATACCAGAGTGTCCTGCCCTCAAGTGCAACTGCTTCAACATCTCCACCCTCTGTTAGATCGAGATAGCCATAACTGCTATACTCATCCAGCAACAGCTGAAGATTAGGATATATTGCTATAGAAGGATCACTTGCCCTCAGAATCCTCCCATACTGAACTCCCAAAGCACTGGCCAGCGTGGAATATGGCTGACTAACAGTTGTTTTAACCGTTACCAGCCCCTTAAGATCAGGCAAATCTACTTGCTGTGCAGCATATTGAATGGCCTGATTAATATAATCCACAATATCCTCAGTACTAAACCCAACATCATCTACAATGTTGGAAACCTCAGTTATCATATCTCCCAAGATCATACCAAAACCCCACAGTTAGTTAAATTATTTAATAAACTCCAAAACTCATTAAGGCACTTCGGCAATAAGAATATGAAGCCGCCCAGCCCCTGCCGTAATCGCAGCATCTGAAGTAAGCAGAGTGTAAATACAGGGTACTGTAGTATCCGCAGGGGTAGTAACAAACGGGAATGACCCATCAGATAACGCAGCTGCAGTTACCCAGTCACTATCTGTACCAGTGCCACCAGCAAAGTAGTATCCAATAGTACCATTAGTAATATCATCAGATAGCATATACTCATCTGCATCTACTTGAGTTACATCTCCTGCTGTAGTTACTGCATCAGTTGCAAGAGTACCACTTGCAATAGTCAGAGCAATAGTACCTCCAGCAAATGCTGTCTCAACCTGAAAGCAAACCCCAAGGATATAAAATGGATTATACCCAGGAGACACAGATTTAGTAATTGGAAATGAGAACAGAAGACCACCTTTATCATCGCAAAGATTAGTAATTTGCCCTGAGGTTAACCAGTATGGGGTAGCCAAGCTATTAGCTCTCAAATCAGTCCTTCTTAAATCAAGAATCGTTGCAGTAGTCATTTGTAAATTCTCCTTAAAAGTTTAAGGGTTATTAGTGAATTATAGAATACTGGGCAAAGACATGGAACTCTCCAGTTGTCTGTGTAGTGCCAACTGTCATAGTTAGCAATCCACCAGCATCATCAAAGTACTTCCCCTCAAAGGCTACAAGGGTGCTGTGCTGAGCACGTTTCATTCCAGTAACCGTTACAGCAGCAACATCAGTATCCAAGAATCCTGCAGCCTGTGCAGTCTCCCCATTACCAGCCCAGCCAATTGATACAGTATCGCTTGATCCTGCCACCGGAACATATAGCCAGACGTCAGTAACAAGAGCATACCTTGGAAATCTGTGCAGCCAGTAGGTTGCAGCAGCTGGAGTCAAGATAGTTCTGCTTTTGCCAATTCTATAATTGTCTGCGGCCTTGACACTGATAATATCAGTAGTTGTCATTTATTACCTCCTTAGTTTAACTTAATGGAGAGCCCCAAGCAGATCCAGTTATAACTCCATAATCTTTGTCATCAAAGTAAGTTTTCTTCACACCAAAGATTCCACCACCCCTAATCAAGACATACCTTTTAGCATCTCTTTCATAAGGAACAAAGGACATAACGGTTGACTTGCTTTCTCCAGCACCACCCCATGCCCAGCATGCAGCCTGTGCGCCCAGGAGAATATTCCTGTAAACTCCACCAGTGGCAGCAGCTCCCTGAACCATCCTGATCCTCTCTGATTTAGAAATCAGCAGTCCATTATATTCAATCTCAATATTGGGAATCTGCAGCTTGCCAGCAGCCCTTTGCAAGTCGCCCCACTGCCCTATGTTAGGATTCTGCCTCAGGGCATCAAAGACATAAGTATGCAGATAAACTCTATAATAGTTCTTTCCCCTTATTTTCAGCGGGCGAACTTTATAGCAACCCTCGGCGGGCATTTCAGCCCGTTGTTTCATCCTATCAAGAAAGGTCAAGTCCAGTATATCCGCAGCTGTCATGCTTGCCTCAGCAACATCATTNACCTTAAGATGATGTCCTGTGTCAGGTTCAGTAATAGCCTGGGCAAAGTCTACCCCAGCAACTTTAAAGGTACTATCACCACATAAAGTAGCAATTAGGATATCGCTCAGTTTATCCGCCCACCAGTCACCCAGGGCATCCCTTCCTTCAGCCATCAGATCATAGGGAACTCTCTGTTCTTCCATCCTACCACCAGTGTCCACTGCGTGGTTGAGCTCCTCAATTGTCATTTTGAAGTCTTTGAAGCGCAGTTTCTCTTCATTTGACTCAACAGTATTATCTCCAACAATACCCTCTCCAGTTAATGGCAGTCTAATGCCAAAGGTAATAGTATCACCTTCTCCCTTTCCCAACTCAGTCCTACTTTGGACTGTCGCATCAGATCCAGCCCCAACTATGTCATTAAATTCAACCAGGGGAAGAATTATCTTAAAAAGATCTTTAGACCATTTCTTCCGAGTTAGGTTATCATTTNNCANNAAAACAGTTTTAGGTGCGGTCATTTAAGCCTCCTATTCAAAAGAAGCTCCTACTTAAGTTCATTCCTCATATACTTAGCATAAACCTCAGCAGGAACTTTGTCAAGTTCATCCTCAGAAAGTGAGTCAATCTTAGTAGCTGTCCAGCCACTTTTAGTTGAGTCACCTCCAGCCATTCCTGCAATACTCGCAGGGGCTACTGTAGCCTTTTTCTCTTTTACAACTTTCCCCGCTGGCTTAGGTGCTGTGGCCCCAGGAGTTTCTTCCTTCACATATCTTGGATGATGCTCCTTGATCATTTTGTACATGTACTTGTACGGATTAGCTTGCTGCCAAACAACAAGCTCAGCCTGCAGTACAGCCTGATCGAGCGGGATTCCCCTTTCCTGAGCAATCCCCCTTCCTATAGCATCAAACATATCATTGAAGTTTTCCTTCGAGCACACGTCATAAATATCACTGTACTTTGGCATCTCAGACATAGTCTCAGCCAGCAAGTCCAGCTGTGCTCCTCTCTCCTGACCAATCCCGTGGATAGCAGTATTCAGCTGCTCCAGCACAGTAGGTTCATCTTTCAAAACCTCACTATCTTCATCAAGCGCTGCAGTTGCCCTCTTCGAAGCCCTATCAACCTGAGCTTTCAACAAAGACATCTCCTTCTTCTGTTCCCGCAGAATCGAGCGAAGATCCCTTATTTCAATTTCCCGAGGATCAATTTTAGGGCCATCAACTTCTTCTTCCCCTTTTGTCTCCTCATCTCCTGCTCCATCACCTTCTTCAGCAGTTTTTTCCTGTGCATCCTCTCCACTATCGTCCTTACCAGCATCATCTTTTTCCTGTGTTCCCTCAAGCGCTGCAGCGAGTTCATCAACTTCAACCTCGCCTTCATCAGTATCTTGCGAAACCATTTCTGGTGCTACATTAGCCATTCTATTTTCCTCCTTCTTTTTTCACTTCTTTATTTTCTTTAGCTACTTTCTCCTTACTCTCATTATCTATCTTAGCAATGCCAACCTTAGCCACAATTTCCTTTTCCTTCAGTTCAAATTCCCTTTCCTTATTAGCCTGCTCCTGTTTCTGCATAGCTTCAAAGAATGCCTTTACCCTGGTCTTTACACTATAAGGCATATCAGTATATTCAAGTATAATATCNGGAGGAATTGTTCCAGGATTGTTATGACTAAAATCAGTCAGTATCTGCGCAATAGCAAGTCTCAGCGTAGCATTTTCAACTGACTCATCTATTACCAGATCAAACTCTGCAGAGCTAATATCATTAAAGCCCTCATTCTGCCTATTCATCTGACTATTAATCTGTACCAGTTGAGCACCTTTCTCCCCTTCAATCCTGATCATGGTCTCTGNNGTGACNTACTGCTGAATCAGTGAAAACAGCAATTCACTTGCCCTCAGCCTTGACTTCCTGAAATTATCATAAAGCCTAAAAAGGACAGCTACCCCTGTCTCCAGCTTCATTCTACGAGTAATTCCTGCTTCCCTTGCCCCTTCACTAATGGCCATCATGGAATCCTGGATGCCAGAGGCATTCTTAATTGACTGACTAAATGCAGCAATTAGGTACTGATAGATTGGAGAAATTGTTGGCTGTGTCTCAAATCTAACCTTGTCAATCTGGCCCTTAGCAACCTCCAAGTGAAAATTGGGCTTTGAGGAACTTTCCTCATACTCCTCAATATTCAGCACACTCCCAGTCTCATGAACCATCATTCCCTTTGGTAGTGTCTGAATCAAGTGCATCAGCTGCCTATACATAGTATTATGCGCCCGCTGGGGATCTTTCATCACAGATACTGCACCAAACCAGTTATTCTTGTCAGTATCTTTATAAGCTCCATAAAACACACTTGGAAAGTGCTTCCACCTATAGGGAGACTTTCCACCAGCCAGCTTAATGTCCGCAGTAAGGATCATATACCAGATTTCAGGTACAACTGACTTAATCCCAGCAATCCCACCTTGCTCCTGAAAAATAATCTCCCCACTTTCAGGATCTTTAATCCCCTCCTGAACAGCAGCCACAAACTTTCTAAATTCTCCAGGGGAGAGATACTCCTCCTTCCTGGTCAGTGGATTTATAAAGTAAACAGCATTTACAAACTTTTTATACCAGCACTCAACAATTCTATATTTCTCACTGGCCTCATTAAAGAACTCAAAGTCAGTTCCATACCGCTTACCAAAATTTGCTATCTGGTAGACATCAACATCTGGCCAGTAAACCTTAATCTCTTCCTCAGTAAAATACTTTTCCAGAAAGATAAACCTATGATCACTCAGGTCATATTCTTTCCCCTCTGGATCAAGATAGAAGTTATTCCCCGCAAACCTGGTTGCTTTAATCCCTGGCCTGAATGGATTCGAGGAATCAATATGAAAGTGGAGCAGGCTACGTCCTGACTGAACAGTATGATCAAAGCAGTCAATTTCCTTATCTGCAATCTTAAGTTTTTTATGAAAATGCTTCAGCGTTCCCTGGGATAACTCAGCCAGCGGCTCATCCTCAGCTCCCACAGGGAGCAAATTAGGCTCATGCTTAGTTTGCGCTGCAAGCCCTACAAGCATATCCACTTTTGGCTTTACCTCATTAAACACTGGATTAGGTCTATTCTCCTCCTCCAGTTTAGCAAGCGTGTCATCATCATCCTGATCTCCTGAGTAGAATTGATAATCCTCAAGACTATCTTCTCTATACTCAGTCTCCGGCGTGGAGTTCTCAGCATTCTGCAGCCACTCCAAAATCTTCGCATGCTCAGGATCATTTGCATGAAGCGTTCTAAAATTCATTCTTTCTGCTTTGGCCATAATTACCTTCTCTTAAGTATAATACTTTCAGGAAGTTCTGCAATTTCTGCTTCAGTCATTCCTGCTGCTCGTGCTTTATTTACAATCTCTTCAAGCTCATCATAACGTCTAAGCATCGGCCTTTCTCTTCTTAACTCTTTTGGAACAATTTTTTGTCTCCATATACCAGGTTTATTACCAATATCAGCTTCAAATGTTCCCATCATAAGATCATTAGCTGCTTTTTCTGCAGCCCACACTCTGCCATATTCATTAAAACCTGGAATTCTTGCAAGTTGTTTTTTATAAATTCCCCTTGTCTTATCAAGAGCTTTATCCCATGTTATTCCCTGAGCACTCATAATACCAGTACTTTCAAGCGGATCTCCAGCCAATGAACCTCCACGATACAGAAGTGTATCTGGAGAAGAACTATATGCATAGATATCATGAGATCTTGGATCACCAAATCCCCCTTTACCACCCCCTGCAGCAACTGATTTCCAAGGAGTACCATGGGTATAATCTGGTCTCATTTTAGGCTCAGCTCCTTTAGGAATCCCTCTAAATATTACACCAGGAGCCGGTGGTTTTTTACCTTTTCCCATTAACCAGCTTTTAACTCTTCTAAGAATTCTATCATCAAATCTTGCAGCTTTAAAACTACATGTAGATTTAGTTGGTACAGGAGATATTATAGGCATGCCAAGTAGTGCTGGAGCAAATCCAAGAGCATCAAGTAAATAATCCTTAGCTCCAGGCCTGACAACCCCAACCTCTTTCTCAAGTCCTCTCTTAATCTGCTCGTCTGTTATTCCCTTAAATCCCATTTAAGCCGTCATCCACTTTCTACTTTTTCTTCTTCCACCAGGTTGAAGAAACCTATTTGGCATTGGTTGAACTGATACCTTTTTCTTCTTAACTACTGGAGTCCTCCACAAGTTGTAAGCAATATTATAAAAATACTCAGTAAGACCCAGGGCATCAGCGATATTTGGACTTGCCACTCCCCTCAGCTTCATTTTCCTCTTAGACTCAACTACAAATCCACCAAGATTATTAAATTCATAAGTAG